CACAAAATCAACATTCCCACACCTATCATGGCGGGAGTGCGAACTCCACTTCGACAATTTGCTAGCTGTGTTCTTGTTGATGTTGATGACACCCTCGATAGCATCTTTAGTTCTGATATGGCTATCGGCAGATATGTTGCACAAAGGGCGGGCATCGGCATCAACGCAGGTCGAATCCGTGGCATCAACAGTAAAATCAGAGGCGGAGAAGTTCAACACACAGGTGTTGTACCATTCCTTAAAAAGTTTGAATCGACTGTCAGATGCTGTACACAGAATGGAATTCGAGGTGGCTCAGCGACTGTCCACTTCCCAATCTGGCACCAAGAGATAGAGGATATCATCGTCCTTAAGAACAATAAAGGTACAGAAGATAATCGGGTAAGAAAACTTGACTACTCAATCCAAATTTCAAAACTTTTCTACGAACGTTTCATTGCGGATGGAGAAATTAGCCTCTTCTCACCGCACGACGTACCAGGTCTATATGACGCTTTTGGTACTGATCGGTTCGATGACCTATATGTGGGTTTTGAACGAGACGAGTCTGTTCCAAGAAAAACTATCGGTGCTCAAAAACTCATTCTGGACCTCCTGAAGGAGAGAGCAGAGACTGGTCGTGTTTATATCATGAACATTGATCACTGTAACTCTCATTCATCCTTCAAAGATAAGGTGAATATGAGTAATCTCTGTCAGGAAATTACCCTGCCTACAGATCCCATTAACCATATTGATGATGAAGCAGGTGAGATTGCTTTGTGTATTCTTTCTGCTATTAATGTTGGCAAGGTAAAGTCTGATCATGAGTTGGAAGAACTATGCGATCTTTCTGTTCGTGCTTTGGATGAACTTATTGATTATCAAGAGTATCCTGTAGCAGCAGCAGAACGCGCTACAAAGGCACGTAGATCGCTTGGAGTAGGTTTTATTGGTCTGGCACATTATCTTGCTAAACTGGGATACAAATACGACTCACAAGAGGCATGGGATGCTGTTCATGGATTGTCTGAATCTTTCCAGTTCTATCTGCTGAAAGCATCCAATGAACTTGCCAAAGAGAAAGGACATTGTGAATACTTCGGTCGCACTAAGTATGCGGATGGAATCCTTCCTATCGATACATATAAGAAGGATGTAGATGAAATCACTAATCAGGAGTACGAACGTGATTGGGAATCTCTTAGGACATCTATCTTGGAGCACGGACTCAGACACAGCACACTGTCCGCACAAATGCCTTCAGAGAGTAGTTCCGTTGTGTCAAACGCAACCAATGGAATTGAACCGCCCAGGGATTACTTGTCCGTTAAGAAGTCCAAGAAAGGACCTCTTAAGCAGATTGTTCCGTCCTATGGAACCCTGAAGAACAACTATACTCTTCTGTGGGAAATGGAAGATAACTCTGGTTATATCAAGGTTGTGTCTGTGATGCAGAAATTCTTTGATCAAGCAATTTCTGGTAACTGGAGTTACAATCCAGAGCACTTCCCCGATAATGAAATTCCTATCTCAGTTTGGGCAAATGATCTTTTGACTACATATAAGTACGGTTGGAAAACCTCTTATTATCAAAACACTAACGATCTAAAATCAGATGAGGTAGAAGACGAAAAACAAAATTTAAATAACATTTTAGCAGAATTAGAACAAGCCGAGGAGGGAGAGTGTGAATCCTGTGCAGTTTAAGGTTTCTTCAGTAGAGGACAACAACATGACTAAAGTTAAGGGCATGACAGTCTTTAACACTGAACAAGTGAATACTAAAAAACAACCGATGTTTTTCGGTAAACCTCTGGGAGTCCAGAGATACGATTCGTACAAATACCCAGTTTTTGACAAACTGACAACTCAACAACTGGGTTATTTCTGGAGACCAGAAGAAGTTTCGCTACAGAAAGACCGTGGGGATTATCAAACACTTCGTCCAGAACAAAAGCATATCTATACCTCTAACCTCAAGTACCAGATTATGCTTGACTCCATTCAAGGGCGTGGTCCTGGGATGGCTTTTATTCCTTACTGCAGCCTACCTGAACTAGAGGCATGTATGGAGGTCTGGGGATTCATGGAGATGATCCATAGTCGCTCCTACACCTACATCATCAAGAACGTCTACGCAGACCCCTCTGAGATCTTTGATAAGATCGTAACTGATGATCGCATCCTGGAACGCGCTAGCAGCGTTACAGAGGCATATGATGACTTCATTAGTGGTGCCCAACAATATGGAAATGGCGCCATGTGGGAACTTGCCACTGAAGGTCACACTGCTGGCAAGTTTGATCGTCGTGAGTTAAAGCGTAAACTCTACAGAGCAGTAGCAAATGTCAACATACTGGAAGGCATTCGCTTTTATGTCAGTTTTGCTTGTTCTTTCGCATTTGGTGAACTCAAACTTATGGAGGGATCCGCTAAAATCATCTCCCTTATTGCAAGAGACGAGAACCAACACCTCGCCATCACCCAAAACATTTTGAACAAATGGGCAGCAGGTGATGACCCTGAAATGAAGCAGATCATGAAGGAAGAGGAAGAATGGACCTATAAGGCATTCGACCGTGCTGTAATGGAAGAGAAGCGTTGGGCAGACTATCTGTTTAAGGATGGTTCCATGATTGGTCTTAATGACAAACTACTTCAGCAGTATGTTGAGTGGATTGCTAATCGCCGTCTGAAGTCAATTGGTCTCAAACCAGTGTATGACATTGCGGCATCTGCTAATCCGCTGCCCTGGACGCAGCACTGGATCTCCTCTAAGGGTCTCCAGGTAGCACCGCAAGAGACCGAAGTTGAGTCTTATGTGGTTGGTGGAATCAAGCAAGATGTGAAAAAGGACACATTCAGTGGTTTTAAACTCTGATTAGTGCTATACATAGGGGGACATGAGGTTCCCCTATGCCTAAAAATCAACTGAAGAAAGAAGAGTTAAAAAATCGTGTACTCAAATTAAAAAATGATGTATACGAAGAACCCGATACAGTATGGCAGGGGGATCGAGATATGGCACATAAATATCTCGACAAGGTGTTAAACATTATTGATGAGTATCGATACTGATTATGAAAATCCATGGATGTATTTGGAGAGACCTTTTACTAGTGACGATGTTCACGACTACTATGGTTTTGTTTATAACATTACCAATCTCACAAACCAACGACAATACATTGGGCGAAAGTATTTTTGGCAGCATAGAACACCAAAAGGAAAGAAACGCAAAGTAAAATCAGAATCAGATTGGAAAAAGTATTATGGGTCTTGTCCAGAACTTAAGGAAGACATTGAACGGTTGGGTAGACAAAATTTTAGTAGAACTATCCTGTCATTACATAAAACACCTGGCAAAACAAACTTCGAAGAAACAAAACAACTCTTCCTCAACGGAGTCCTTACCGAATCCCTTGACACAGGAGGACCTGCCTACTACAATAGCAACATCCTCAGCAGGTACTTCCGAAAAGACTATTATGATGGAGACTGAAGAAATCGTTGCCGACGTTCGACAGTGGGCAATCGATAAAGTTCAAGAGTACAATGGAAAGGGTATTGAACGAATCTATGATCAAATGGCACTCATGGCAGAGTTCGATGAGTGGTTTGATCCTCAAGAAGATCTAGAAGTTATCTCCCTTGACGAAATCAGCAAAGACCAGTATGATGACTTTGTTGATCACAAGAACCAGTAATCAACTGCTGTAACCCCCTTGGTAGTTCAGGGTTAGAGGCGATAGGAACTACCACCTGACTCAGTAGCTCAGCTGGATAGAGCAACTGCCTTCTAAGCAGTTGGTCGGGGGTTCAAGTCCCTCCTGAGTCGTTGGCAATCAAACCAGACTATGGTAAGATTGTCCCATGCGGAGTTAATTCAGTGGTAGAATGGCTGCCTTCCAAGCAGTTCGTCGTCGGTTCGAATCCGATACTCCGCTCTGAACCTTCGGGTTCTTCATACACAAACACACAGGATAATAACTATGACACCTTACGAACTTCGTTTTGAAATTTTTAAGCAAGCATACAATATGCTGAATGACCAGTTTAGTATTGAAATGGATACTGCTCGTTATTGGAATAAAAATTCCAGTAATATCGTGAAGATGGATTATCCAGAGTTTCCAACTCTACAGGATGTTCTTAATCAAGCAAAAACAATTAATGATTTTGTAAGTTCTAAATGATTTTGTGGGGTGAAAGCACCCTTGTTAGTATTCCGAGTAACCCACAAGGTGTGGGAGCAAACTGTTAATTTGTCATAGGTCAGTTCGATTCTGACACTCGGAGTTGATAGGGGCAGTACCTAAACTAGTTCTTGAAAATGGTTATTCTGCTACTGGTAGAATGTTTGGTGTTAGTGATAATGCTGTTAGAAAGAGGTTAAAACGTGCTTGCTTAGTTCAGCGGTAGAACACCAGAGTTACATTCTGGGTGTCGGCGGTTCGATCCCGTCAGCAAGCATTCCCACCAAGGAGGAACATGTCCCATGATTACTATCAGATGCAAAGAATGCAAGACAGAACTAACCAGTAGTAGTAAGATTCAGTTTTGCGGTTGCCCCAACCAGATGAGTGTTGTGGACAACAAAATTGGTGCCAAAGACTTGGACAAAGTTGTCATGGTATCCAACAATGTAGAGAATAAGATTGATAGTCATTTCTCTAGATCCGAACTTCTTTACCAAGAAGAACGTCGTAGACGTAAAGTAAAAAGATTGAACTTTGAGGTTCGTTAATGTTATCATTTTGGATTCACTTAGTAGCATTTTTCCAAGTGGTTGTGATGAACTGCATTCAACCAGTCAATTGGAAGTATTGCTACAGAGTGGATCAATGGTTAATCCCTGATTTGGTACATGCTTGGCAAATTAAAACAGGTCAGTATGTACCATATCAGGAAGAAAAGAAATACTTGGAAAGGTGACCGAGTGGTTTAAGGTAGCAGTCTTGAAAACTGCCGTGTTAGTAGCACCGTGGGTTCGAATCCCACCCTTTCCGGTTTCTGTAGAAAGTATTAAGAATTTGTGTATCATCTATATACAATTATATGGGGATCATAAATGGACCTGTTTTATCTTCTAATCCTAACATTTGTTATTTTAGTTGCATATGCGGGATTTGATGCTACCATGAGACTGATCCAATTCATAGATCTCGAGATCCGTTATGCCTGGATAATGATACAGATGAAGTGGATGGAGCAGAAACTTAAGAGAAGACTTCTCAAGGATACTGCGAACTACCAACAATTTCTCAAGGAGCACAAGAAGAATGACTGATGATCAATCATCTTTGTCATCTGATAATAAAACATGCCCTAAGTGCGGGGCTACCTGGATAGGAGGACAGCACTATTGGTCTGGTACTGGCAAGTTAGGAAATGAATTAGATCTTGCTGGACTAGTTTGTAACAGTTTTGGTGACGAAACCTGTATAAATTCTTGCAAGGGATTTGAAGGTGGAGTAACCTGGAAAGATAGAATGACCCAATTAGAAAATGAGTCACCGGATGGACGAGATCAAACCTGAGCACTACATTACGAAAGAAGAGTGTCAGAAACTCATTGATAAGGCAATTGACAAACACAATAAAACTGCTACAATTATAAGTGCCATCCTCGGCGGTATCCTCCTTGCTTTTTATTCGCACGGTGTGTTATCATTAGTAGGTCGTGTCTGATGGCTGCGGTGCTCCCCTTTGGTAGATTCAGGAGTAGCGGCGATAGGAATCTACCACATAATTTCATTATACATAATGACAAGATGCATTTTTATTCAGTGGAATACTGGCAAGAGAACTGGGAAGAGTTGATGGATAAAGTAGAGAATGGTGAGTCAATAGGGGTAGAAAATAAAAATGGTGAGAGAGTAGTGATGATGCCAGCTGATGACGAACTTATACGAATATACACAGAACAAAATAATGAAGGACCCTGAGGGACTGTCGCCTAACGCGAGTGAGACTTGGTAGTCAGAGAGGATTTATAATCCTTTCATAATGTGCTACACTATGGAGACAGTTGGGGAGAATTCTTAAACGAGCAGGCTTAGCACTTCGGTAATTGCGATCGTCTCATAAACGATGGAAAACTGGTTCGACTCCAGTAGCCTGTATTGGATAGAATATCATCTATCCCCACTTGACAAAAACCCTGTCAAACCCTTATAATACTAAGGTCAACAATCAAGACAATGACACTGACTACTAAGTTCAAGAAAGACATCCAAACTCTTAAGGGTGCGGTAAACGGTGATTTCTTCCTGGATGTGAAGAATCCAAAACTTCTCAAAAAGGTCCGTCGTTATTATGAAAACACTGGTGTCGTCTTTTCAGGCGATGCTCTTGATGATTATGATATTTTGATGGAACAAATCTCTGTCGATCTTGAAGCAGTCGAAGCATGAAAGTTCTATTAGAACGTTTCCCGTATCGTTATGTTGAGTGTGGCACATTGGAAATCAATGGTATGCCAGACTATCGTATTCAGAAAGCAAATAGTTGGTCAAAGAGATACAGTGATATGTACCTCCTTGACAACCAGATGCAACTCCTGACTGCTATTGATGACCCAGAGTATACTAAATGGCTTGATTCAGAACATGTACCCTGTTATATCAAAGACTCGGTAAGTCGTAAAACACCCTAGTTACAAATAGTATTGACTAGAGCAAGTTTTATGTCTAAATTCTACACCTATTGTTATTTAAACGAAAATAATAAACCTTACTATATTGGTAAGGGAACGGGTAGAAGAGCATATAAAGTTCATGATAATGTTTCTGTTCCCCCAAAGAATAGAATTATTATTTTGAAAAGAAACCTTTCCGAGAAGGATGCTTATAGACATGAAACGTATATGATATCTGTTTTTGGTAGAAAATCTGATGGTGGTATTCTTTTAAATGTTTCTGATGGTGGTGGGGATCCTCCCTGCTGGACTGGTAAGAAACATAAAGAAATCTCTAAACAAAAAATTTCTGCTGCTGTATCTGGGAAAAATCATCCTCAGTACGGAAAATCTCTTTCCGAGGAACACAAGCAAAAAATTAGAGACACCAAACTTCTTAATAAAAAACTTGGGAAGTATAACGGAGGTAACTCAAAAGGTTATACCTTATCAGAAGAAACCAAACGCAAAATGTCTGAAGCAAAAAAGGGCGAAGCGTAAAGCAGAAAAAGTCACGGACGGACTCTAACAGAACTGGTCGGGATACCCCCCAAGTCACGGATGGACTAAAACAGAACTGGTGGAGTCATAAGACCCTCTAAAAACTAAATAAAACATAGTTATTCAAATTATAAAAATGGCAACACAAGGAAGAGCATCAAAATCTGCTAGTGGAGCATCAATGTCAAAATATGATGTTGAGGTAGAATCTAGACTCAAAAAATTTGAGGAAAGACTTGACGCACTTGAAGCAGCCGATAAAGCACAACAAGAAGTTGATGCAAGGTTTATTGCACTTGAGCAAAAGGTCAGTAAACTCTGGACTTGAGGTTTCTTGCTTATCCTAAAAGCAAGTGGTGCGGATGGGTAACTCCCGCCCTGTTTCTTGCTTCAGGATAAAGAGCAAGTGGCGAGCCTGTAAAGACCTATAAAGACCCTTGACATCAAGGGTCTTTTTTAGTATCATATATAAGAAGAAACTTTTTATTAATGTCTGAATATAGTAAAACGGCACTGGTTCTAGGTGCTGGTGGCTTTATTGGAAGTCATATGGTTAAACGACTTCGCGCAGAGGGATATTGGGTGCGAGGAGTTGATATCAAGCATACAGAATTTTCTATCTCCGAAGCAAACGAATTCGTTGATGGAGATTTGCGTGATGTAGACTTTGTTCGTCGCGTTATCCAGTTTAAAGGATATCAAGGCAACTTCAATAACGATATTCCTTATAATTTGGTCCGTCCGTTTGACGAGATCTATCAGTTTGCTGCTGATATGGGTGGTGCAGGTTTCGTTTTCACTGGCGAAAACGATGCAGAGATCATGCATAACTCTTGTACTATCAATCTGAATGTCCTTGAGGAAGTTCGTAAACTTAATGAGACTTTTGATGGTGAAGTGAAAGACTGGACTGAATGTAATCGTCCATCCCTGGATCAACCTACCAAGATCTTCTATTCTGGTTCTGCTTGCATGTATCCAGAGCACAATCAACTTGACCCCGATAACCCTGATTGCCGTGAAGAATCAGCATACCCCGCCAACCCAGACTCCGAGTATGGTTGGGAGAAACTCTTCAGCGAGCGGTTGTATCTCGCTTATAATCGGAATCATGGCATTCCTGTTAGGATTGCTCGCTACCACAACATCTTCGGACCTGAAGGAACCTGGCAAGGTGGAAGAGAGAAAGCACCAGCTGCAATCTGCCGTAAAGTCGCTTATCTCCCGAACGAGGGTGGAGCAATCGAGGTGTGGGGAGATGGCTTACAGACTCGCTCCTTCTTGTACATTGACGAATGTATTGAAGCGACTAGAAGACTGATGGACTCTGAGTTCATGGGTCCTGTGAACATTGGTTCTGAAGAAATGGTCACTATCAACCAACTGGTAGAGACTGCTGCTAAGGTGGCAGGTAAAGAAGTTCAGAAGATTCATATTGATGGACCTCTTGGTGTTCGTGGACGCAACTCAAACAATGATTTAATTCGCGAAAAACTTGGATGGGATTATTCTCAGACTTTAGAGGAAGGTATTGCAAAGACATATGAATGGATTAAAGGTCAGATAGGATGAAATTATTTGTTTCGACAGCAACAAAATTACTTGAAGTTGATTTTTCTACAAAACAAATCTCTAAAGTCATTCATGAAAATTGTGGACATTATTTTGGAATAGACAAGTATTGTGATGAATATTATTTTGGAGTTAGAAATCATGACAATGGATATGCCAACAATGTAGGAGAAATTTTAATCTGTGATGAAAAAATTGAGAATGTTCGTGCCATAACAAATAGTGCATTAACTGATATTCACCAATTGAAATTTTATAACGGAAAACTTTATTGTGCCTGCATTAATGGTGATCAAGTTCTTGTTTATGATGGAAAAGAGTGGAAAAGTTGGCAACCAATGGATATGTCAGTAGTTCCAAAAGGAACTAATTCTTTTTATCATATAAACACTCTCAATGTTTATAAAGATAATCTATATGTTGGATGTCATGGATATGATAGAGGATCTATTGTCAGGTCGTTTGATAAAGATTTAAATCTATTGAATGAGTGGAAGATTGGGAGTCATGTACACAATATATTTTTTGTAAATGAAGAACTTCATGTAGTTAGTTCAAATACTTCATCTATTATTAAAGAGTCAAATGAAGTTGTTTGTGATGTAAAATTCAACGATCTGAAAATATATCCAAGAGGATTTGCAGAAACTTCTGATCATTATTATTTGGGAATATCTCTTTTTACAGTAAGGAGAGATGATAGATCCCTTGAAAGTTCTTATATTCTTCAGTATAATAAGCAGTGGAAACTTATTGATAGTATGGAACTTAAAGATACTGGGGTTTTGAATGATATGTTTTTAAAGTAATAGGAGTAATTAAATGGATTTGAGTGTTGTTCTTGGCGGTAGAGATGACAACTATGGAGAAAATTTTATTCCAAGATTAAAGCAATCTGTAGAAAATAATCTAAAAAAATTAGATGCTTCTAATTTAGATTATGAAATGATCGTTGTAGATTTCAATCCATTGAACGATCAGTTCTTGTATAAAAATTCTCTTATGGAGGAGGCATTATCTCATTCAAAAGTTAAAAATATTATCGTAGATAATTCTGTAATTCTTGCAGAAAATCTTGGACCTAAAACTTATTATGAATATTTTGCCAAAAATGTAGGATGTAAAAATTCTTCTGGAGAATTAGTTTTTATTACCAATTCAGATATTCTCATTACAGATTGTTTGATGGAAGAATTTGAAAAGGAATCAAAAAATAAAAACAAAAATGATTACTTTTATAGAGTTAGATATCGTGGAGAAATTCCTTTAGGAACTATTGTCGATGAAGAAAAAGAACCTGTAGAAGATCTACATCATCCAGAATTTCCTGATGCATGTATATGTGGAATGTTCTCTGGAGATGCATCCATGTTCTCTCGCGATGTTCTTTTTAACACGGCTACCGCATATAATGAAGGAGAAATGATGCATAGGACTCATCTTTCTCAATCATCCATGGATGGTGAAATTTTGTGGAATGTTTATAAGAAAGGGAAAAAATTAAAATTTATTGAAGCACATTATTATCATATTTTTCATGGTCCAAGACCACAAAGAGATGGTTTTTATCATCAAGGAACTTATGAAAATAAAGAAGATTGGGGATTTTCGAAATACCCTCAAGAAAATATTAATGAAAACACTATAATAATCAAAGCATGAATAAATTTATTGTAACAACAACAATTAATTCTCCTACTGAAGCTACCAGAAAATTTGCAGAAAAAGAAGGTTGGACTCTTGTCGTAGTTGGTGATACAAAAACACCACATCTTGAGTATCAGCAACTTGATTGTGTATATCTGTCACCAGATATGCAAGAGCACATGTGTAAAGAACTTTCAGATACTATTGGATGGAAATCCATTCAAAGAAGAAATATGGGATTTCTTTTTGCGTATCAACAGGGTGCGGACATTGTGGCAACTGTTGATGATGATAATATTCCATATGATGATTGGGGTAAAAATGTTTTGGTTGGTCAAGAGATTGAGTGTGATCTTTATGAACCAGAGGACGATGTATTTGATCCCCTATCGGTAACTAATACCCCAGAAATTTGGCATCGAGGATATCCCATAGAACTTTTACAACGTCGAAATCGAGTTGAATATAAAGGTAAGACTACCCGTAAAGTATTGGTTCAAGCTGATTTGTGGGATGGTGATCCAGATATTGACGCCATGGCAAGACTGACAATGAAACCTATTGTCAAATATAATGTGGAACAACCTTTCTGTTCCAATCGTATTGCTCCTTTCAATAGTCAGAACACATTTTTAGCAAGAGAGGTTATTCCTTTTTATACAGTGCTTCCCCATGTTGGTAGGATGGATGATATCTGGGGAGCATATATAATGCAGCATTATTTTCCAAATTCAGTAATTTACAATAAAGCATCTGTTTACCAGGATAGAAATGTTCAGGATTTGGTAACTAATCTGGAAAAAGAAGTAATTGGATATAGAAATACTTTAAAATTGTTAGAAAATTTGAGTAACTATAATTTATATCTTCCTGAAAAAACACAAGAATTCTTTAAAACTTATCAATCTTGCTTTGAAATTTGATGAAAACTAAACTTAATCTTGTAGGAAATACTTTTACTCATTTAACGAACGGAAATAAAGGTTATTCTGTTCATGGAAAAGAATCCAAATATATTGAATGGGTAAAAGATGGAGGAGAGGCTACATTTTATATTGATAGTACTCTTCCCTGGGCATGGATGGATCCAAAACCAGGACCAAAGTATGCTTGGTTATTGGAATCAAAATATATTACTCCGCAAATTGTTGATGCGGTAAAGATTAATCCAAAACAATATCTGAATACATTTGACGCAATCTTTACGCATAATCAAGATTTACTTGCAATTGATCCCAAGTTTAAGTGGTGTCCAGCTCAAGGATTTTGGATTAAAGAACCTAAGATTTATGAGAAATCAAAAATGATTTCTATGATCGCTTCTAATAAAAGAATGTGTGAGGGTCACAAATTAAGACTTGAGTGGGTTGAGAGATTAGAAGGTCAAGTAGATCTTTATGGAAGAGGATTTAATGAGATCCTTAATAAAGAAGAAGGACTTTGTGATTATATGTTCTCTGTTGCTATTGAAAACGGGCAGTACGAAACATACTTCACCGAAAAACTTTTAGATTGTTTTGCTACAGGAACTATTCCAGTTTATCTTGGAGCTCCTGATATTGGAAAATATTTCAATAAAGATGGTATAATTGATCTTACTGACGAGTTCTATATTTCAGACGAACTTTATCATAGTAAAATGGAAGCAATCAAAGATAATTTAGAGGTTGTTAAAAAAATGGAAATTTTAGAAGATTTTATTTGGGAGAACTATTTAAAATGAGTGTGTTAGTATACGTTGGAACGAATCTTGGAAATTCTTTATGGAATATGATTCAGGATTATGACCAAGTTTATGCTTTTGAAGCAGACCCAGAAATTTTTGAACAACTCAACAGAAGATTCCGTCAGTTTGAATGGGTAACTCTGGTCAATGCCGCATGTTCAGATACTGTTGGTGAGGTTGATTTGTATGTAACTCCTAATAGAGTTTCTACTAGTTTATCTGATGCCTCAAAAATGGAAAAGAATATGGGATGTCCTCCTATCCTGAAAAAAGTAAAAGTTCAGGCAATCAATCTTTGTGACTATTTGCAAGAGAATGGGGTTGATGAGATTGATTTTTACCAATCAGATATTCAGGGTAGTGACTTGACTGTGCTGAAAACATTAAAATCAAAGTATATTGATACCAAAAAAATTAAAAAGATGTTTATAGAAACGCATGGTGATGGTATTGAAATATACGATGGTCTTTATAATCAGTTTGATGGATTTAAAAAAGTTCTTTCTGAGAATTATAACTTTGTTCATGCATCTCTAGGTAGTCAAGGTGGAAGAATTGTTAATGAAGAAAACATTCCTGAAGGTGAAAAAGAATGGGATAGTTTTTGGGAGGTAAAAGAATGAGTTTTAGTGAGGATTATTTGAAAGGGAAGAACATAAAAAATGTTCTTCATATTGGTGCTGATAGAGGTGGAGAACTACCTCAATATAAAGACATTGGGGTTGAGAAAGTTGTTTGGGTTGAGGCAAATCCAGATGTTTATGGAGAACTTCTGGAAAATTTAAAAATAATGAATATTTCAGAAGTTGAAAGTATTCCCTACAATCAGTTGATATCTGATAAAGATGATGTTGAAACTGATTTCAATATCTATTATGGTTGGGATGCAGGACACCTTGTAGGCAATAAAGGGATGTCAAGTATACTTAAAGCAAAGAATTCTTGGTGGGGATCTGAGTGTTATAGAGGAACAGTTGTTCTTAATTCTCTTACAGTAGATACTTTCCTTGAAAGAAACAATTTGGGATTTGACTTTGATCTATTAAATATGGATACCCAAGGAGCAGAGATGATGGTTTCTCGTGGTGCTACAAAGTTACTAGAACAAGTGAAGTATATAAATGCAGAGGTAACATTTTTCAATCCTCAGTATGAGAATAATCCAAAATTTAATGAAGTCAATGAGTATTTTGAAAGTTTTGGATTCAAGCATTTGCATACAGAACTTTGTGCTGAAAAGAATTGGGGAGATGCTCTTTTCGCTAAAGAATAAACCATGGAAAAAACTTGTATAATAAAACAACCGGCAGGTATTGGAGATATTCTTTTCTGTCAAAAGATTGCTAGAATCATTCAACAAGAAACCGAATATAAAAAAGTAATTTGGCCTGTCTCTGAACAGTATGCGTATCTTAAGGATTATCTAGTATCTGATGGAATAGAATTTCCCACTGTGAATGAAAACTTTCCCCTGAAGGAAGTTTATTCACAAAAAAATTTTTACATGGTTGAAGAAAAAAATTATCTTTATGTTCCACTAGATTACTCTAGTTATGTTTTAACAAAGTGTTCTTGTCATAATAATCCAAGAGCACATGGGCATATAAAATATAATTACTGTGAGTCATCTTATGAAAATTGGGAAGATTATTTTTCTATAATTAGAAATTTTGAAAAAGAAGATAGTCTTATTAAAAAACTTGAATTGAACGATGATGAACCATTTAATTTAATCAATAGTAATTGCGGCACATATCCCAATTATCTGACAACACATAGGATTAAACCTAATAATTCATATAAAAATGTGGAGATGAGTTTTCAAGAAGGGTACACTATTTTTGATTGGATGGGGGTGTTTGAAAAAGCAAAAGAAATTCATACCATGGAATGTGGCGTTTATTACATTCTACAAAAACTAAAATTGGATAATGTGTTCATATATTCAAAATATACTAGTGAATGGGATGATGGTATGAATAGAACAGATGACTTCTCTTACATGAAAGATCATTGTAATAAAAATTGGAGTTATGTAAATTGAAAAATATTTTTATTACTGGATGTGGTAGTGGATTGGGTAAAACGCTATTGGAGTATAGTAAAAACTATGACTGCAAAGTATTTGCTCATTACAGAAGCTCTCAAAATGATCTTAGTGGAGATATAACTCAAAAAGATTTTCTGAATAAACTTCCTAATATTCTTTTTGAAAACGATATAGATGTATTCATCAACAATGCTGGAATTTATACAAATGATTTTCTTGTAAACATTTCTGATGAACAAATTGAGAATGTTATAACCACTAACTTAACTTCTCAAATAT